GCGACCAAGTGGCACGAGAAGACCTCAATGCGACCATTTGGAACACATTGGTGGGTATGCACCAGAACACATTTTTTATCGCTAACAGCGCCCATTTAACGCCCTTGCTGGCGACAATGATTCTCAAGTGGCAAGCCTCGGATACGGCAGAGCGCAATAAACAGGCAGATGCCAAATCGTTTGTTTGGCGAGCTGGATATTACGACTTGATTTTGATGACCGTTTCGCTAGTGCATGGGGCTGGATATGCCACAAAATATGGTCATCATGTGATGGCTTTGTATGGCGAGACTTTTGAAGATTACATGAAGGAGTTTGGCGATGCCTGATCCAGTCACAGCCCTAGTCGTTGGTGGAAGCCAACTCATTGGCAGTTCAATGCAAGCCAAAGCCGCTGGCGAGGCCGCAGACATTCAGTCTGGTGCAGCTCAAGCAGGTATTGAAGAACAGCGTAGACAGTTTGATGCTTTACAAGCACTATTAAAACCCTATGTAGAAGTTGGTGTGCCAGCAATGGCTCGTTTTCAAGCATATGGTGAAGCAGGGCCAAAAGCATTTGAACAACAACAAGCATTAGCTGGTGTTCTTGGCCCTGAAAGACAGGCAGCAGCAATTGCTGAAATTGAGCAGGGTGCTGGTTTCCAAGCCAGAGTGCGGTCTGGTGAAGAAGCATTATTGCAACGTGCATCTGCCACAGGTGGATTGCGTGGTGGCAATATCCAAGCGGCATTGGCTCAATTTAGACCACAAATGTTGGAACAAGAAATTGAGCGCCAGTATGGAAGACTTGGTGGTTTCTCAGATATTGGTCGTGAAACAGAGGCTAATTTGCTAAAAATCGGTCAAGCATCTGCCGCAGGAGTAGGCGCACAAGGTATTCAAACAGGAATGAATGTTTCAAACTTGTTGGCTCAACAGGGCGCAGCACAAGCTGGTGGTGAACTTGGACAAGCCAAGGCTTATGGTCAACTCTTTAATTTGCCTGCACAAATGCTAGGTTTCCAGTATGCCGCAGGCGGTAAAGCTGGCACAGGCTTTAAGTTTTAAAGGGATAAAACATGGCAACCATAAATCCATTCCAAGCACCTATTAACTATGCAATTGATGTGCAAAGTCCATTTGAGGCGGCACTTGGAGGTTTTAAACTTGGTGCTGGTGTTGCTGAAATTCAAGCAGCACAGCAAGCGAGAGAGAGAGCGCAAACAGCTCAAACTGAACTCGCAAATTTATTCAAAAACCCGAATGCAACAGCAACAGATTACGCAAGGGTTACTGCTTTTTTGCCTAAAGATCAAGCCGCAACAGTATTGTCAGGTTTTGAGGCTCAAACAAAAGAACAGCAACAAAACACTTTGCGACAAGGCACTCAGGTTTACACAGCCATTAAATCTGGAAATTTGCCAGTTGCTGAAATGCAACTTAAAGAACAAGCCCTAGCACTTAGAAATGCTGGTAGAGAAAAAGAGGCGCAAGGTTTTGACGACCTTTCAAATCTTATTAGGCTCAACCCAACAGGAGCGCAGACAACGATTGCGTTGACTATTGCTGGATTGCCTGGTGGTAAAGATTTTCTCGATAATGCTGATAAGGCATTGTCAACACAAAGAGCAGAAGCCCTCCAGCCAAGCGCATTAAAAGAAGCTGGAGCTAAAGCAGAGCAAGCGGTAACTGAGGCTCAAACTAAAGTTGCAGACTTGCGTATCAAATTGCAAAACGAACCAATTGAAGCTGAAAGATTGATAATTAAACGAGACCTTGAACTTGCACAAGCAAATCAAGAAAAGGTTAAGGAAAAGTATGCAGAACAAATCACACTTGCTGACATTAAAAAGAAAGCCGCTGACCTTGGTTTGACAAATGCACAAACTAGTCAGGCATTGGCTCAAACCAAAAAACTTGGCGCAGAAATACAGAAGGCTGCACTAGAACTTTCCGCACTTCAGGCCACTGGTGGTGTTGACCCTGATAAGAAGTTCACACAAGAAGAAAAAATACGCAAAGAATGGCAAGGTCGTAGCAAGGTATATGGTGAACTGCAAGGCACTTACAGCAATATCAAATCTTCGGCAGATGCAAAGACAGGCCCAGGCGATATTGCTTTGATTACTGGGTTTATGAAAATGCTTGACCCTGGCTCTGTGGTACGTGAGACAGAATTTGCAACTGCAAGGGATACTGCTGGTCTTTACGAAAGATTGCTTAACACATCACAAAAATTGCAAAGCGGTCAACTTTTTACTTTGGATTCAAAGCAACGCCAAGAATATGTCAATTTAGCCAAGCAATATCTGGACTCAGCACAGAAAAAAGCTGAACAAGAAAAAAAGGACTTAAATATTGTGGTGAAGAACTACAAACTGAATCCTGAAAACGTATTTGGTGAAACCCGCAACGTGACTGTGGATTACTAATATGGCCTATTCGATAACCACAAAAGATGGCATCACAGTAGATAACATCCCTGATGATGTTCCACCAGACTCGCCACAACTTAAAGCCCGTGTAGCAGCTATACGAGCTGGTCAACAGCCAGTCGCAGCGCCAGCAGCCGCACCTGCTACAGCACCAGAAACTACACCAACTGCACAACCCACTGGATTCTTGGCATCGCTGGCTGAATCAATTACAGGGCGTGCTAGAACAACACCAGAGACACAAGCATTGCCTGAGTGGACAACTATGCCAGAACTTAATCAAATGAGTCTTGCATCGTTTAAATCTGCATTGGGTAGTTTGGTATCAAACCCAAAAGAGACTGTGCAGATTCTGCAATCCAATTTTCCACAACTTGGTGTGCGACAGGATGAAAAAGGAAACTTCATTCTGCGTTCAAGTGTTGACCAAAAAGAATATGCAATACCGCCTGGCTTTACTGTTGGAGATATACCTCGTGCAGTTGGTGGATTATTGGCATTTACCCCAGCAGGTAGAGCGACAACCATTTTAGGTGCGGCTGGTAAATCTGCATTAACACAGACAGCAATTGAAGGAACACAAGCCGCAACTGGTGGGCAATTCGATAAAGGCGAAGTGGCCATGGCTGGTGTTACTGGCCCAGCAGGACAAATCATTCAGCGTGTAACACCTCCAGTAGTCCAAGCGGTTAAAAAAGGCGTTCAGCGTGTTACAGGCAAAGCACCAGCACCAGCACCAAGTGCGGCAGGCGCTCCAATGGGTACAGCAATCGTCCCAGAAGCACCTCCAGCAGCCGCAGTAATGCCAGAAATTGCACCAGTAGCCCCAGAGATTCCAGTTGTTCCAACAGCACCACCAGTTGCGCCAATCGTGGCAGCAGTGACTGAGGAAGAAGTTGGTAACTTGGTAAAAAAAGCCGCAGGCACAGGGTTTGGTTCGGCAGGCGCACGTGACCGATTAGCTGATCTTGCACAAGTTAATTTGGCGGCAAAGGAAGCGGCTGATCGACTTGGCATCCAATTGCCTGCCGATGTGTTCAGCGATAACCCACAAGTCAGAGCAGCGGCTGGTCTAACACGTTCTGTTGCTGGTGGTGAACCTGAAGCCGCATGGCGTAATACAGTAACTCAAGCTGTAGATAAAGCCGATGATGTGATAAAACAATTTGATGCCACATTTGTTGAAGGTACAGTCGCACCAGGCGTGGTATCGCAAAAAATCAAGGACTCGCTGACAAAAACACGCTTAGACCTAAATACACAAGCAGGTAAAGTTTACGATGCAGTTGACGCAGTAGTTCCAGAAACATCAATAGTTAATTTGCCAAAACTCAAAGCAACACTTGATGATGTCAAAGCAAGAGTTACTGAAGAAGGAATGTCCTCAGCCGAGCGCAAACTGGCAAACATGATTGAGCGAGGAAACGTTACATATGGCCTACTCAAACGTGAAAAATCCTTGATTGGTAAAGCTATCAACAAGATGGAATCACCCTACGGCAGTATGGCCGAGGCAGACCTAAAGCGCTTGTATGCGGCACTCTCTGACGATCAATTAACAAACGTGGGTAATATTGGTGGCGAGCAGTTGCGCCAGCAATTACGTGCGGCCAACCTTTTATATGCAAAAGAACGTGCATTAGGCAATCGCATTGTAAATGCATTTGGTCAAGACATTGAGGGTAGCGTTGCCAATAAGATGCGTACCGCCATCACTGGTGCGGCAAAAGGCGATGCAGGCGAGTTCAATCGTCTGCTAAAGACTGTTCCAGAAGACTTACGCAAAGAGACTATTGCTACTGCACTGGCATCTGTTACACGTTCTGCAAGAGGCGCTGAAAAGGGTGGTTTTGGATTCTCTGAGTTTGCTGATATATATCCAAAGTTGAGAGCTAATCCACCAGTTTACAAAACCATCGTAGACACACTTGGAAAAGACTCAGCAGACGTTTTGCGTGATTTATATGAAGTTTCCAAAAGAGTTACTGAAGCCAGAGCAAATGTTTTGACAACAGGAAAAGCAAACCAAGCATTGTTGCAAGGGATGCAAGCCGAAAGTCTGATTGGCAAGATCATGGAAAGCACACTTTCAAAAGGTGCATTGACGGGAGCTGCGGCAATGGGTGGGCCTATTGCGGCTGCAGCCACATCGATAATCACTGGAGCAATGACTCAAGGTAACAAGGATTCGCTCAAAGCAGCAGGGAAATTGTTTGCTGATGAGAATTTCCAGAAACTTACAATCGAAGCTGCCACTAAAGGCACACCAAGTGCGGCTAGTATTAGACGAACAGCTATGTCACAATCATTTCAGAAATTTGCAGATCAAATTAAGTTGTCTAAAGAACTTGATGCTCGGATTCAATTTTTGCAATCTGCAATCCAAACTGAGCGTCAACTCTCACAGGAGAATGAATAAATGTCAGCACTATCAGTAGAACCACCATTCCCAGCGTTTGCGGATGCTAGTGGACAGCCGCTTGAAGATGGTTACATCTGGATTGGCACAGTCAACCTGAACCCAATTACAAACCCGATTGTTGCCTATTGGGATTCAGCCCTGACCATCACTGCTGTCCAACCAATTCGCACCAGTGGTGGTTATCCTGTCTACCAAGGCACACCAGCACGTATTTATACGGCAACCGATTACTCCATCCAAGTGCAGAATAAAAACGGCACGGTGGTCTATACATCGCTAAATGACAATGCTTTTGGTAGTGGCGTTGTAGTGACAAATGCAACTGGCACAGGTACACAGACAATTTTTCCAGTGGGTTCAGCACCTTTGGCAATCTACATCAACGGTGTATATCAAAATCAAAACACCTACACATTTGCAAATGGTAATGTTACGTTCACACAAGCTCCACCATTGACCTCTATTATTGAATTTGTGTTCTAAGGAGAACAAGAATGTTAAAAACAGTTTCATCCATAACCAATGCCATCGGTGCATTGAATTACAAAGGCACATGGGATGCTAATGCCAACAGTCCTGCGCTGGCCTCCAGCGTTGGCACAAAAGGCGACTATTACGTTGTCAGCACAGCAGGCTCGACCAACCTGAACGGCATCAGCAACTGGGGTGTAGGTGACTGGGCAGCCTACAACGGAAGCGTGTGGCAGCGGGTTGAGGGCGGCGCTGATGGCAACTTTGTTAATCTGTCTGTCACCGGCACAAGTACGCTTGCAGATACTAAGGCAATTGGGGATGTAATTACATCGCTTGACCAAACAGGCATCTACGCAGTGGCTTCGTTTGGTAAAACAAGTATTGCAACGACTGTAACAACAGACATATGCGTATTAACTGGCGATGCCGAAATGTTTGGCTTTGTTGAGGTTTTGTACGCAATTGAAGACCCCGGCACAGATGTTTATGTGGGGCGCAAAACTTACCGAATGTTTTGGGCTGGGGCAACTGCATTATTTAATTTAATTTCATCCGAAGATAGCGGGGCATTAATCCCCACATTTACTTCTTCTGGGTCTGGAAGCAATTTTACAATTAAAGTGACAGCAATTTCCTTAGCCGCAACATATAACGCAAACTTTACTATTCGTTGGCACACATATGCCGTTCCTTTTGGCGCAATTGCAATTACGGAGGCATAATGGCTTTGACTAAAGTTTCCTATTCAATGATAGACGGCGCAAGTTTAAATGTACTTGATTTTGGCGCTATTGGTGATGGTGTTGCTGATGATACTGTAGCCATTCAAGCCACAGTAACTAGCGCAATTGCTAACGACAAAACTGTTTTTTTCCCAGATGGGACATACAAAGTTACATCTTCCATTAATTTAGTTTCGTCTGTTGGTTTTGAGTTAAGAATTTACGGTCAATCAAAAGCGCATACATTAATTAATTTCTACCCTTCTATTAATTCTTATCTCTTTAACGCTAGTGCTTATATTGATGGTTCGCTAGACTTTTCAGAAATGTCATTTTATGGCACAGATTATTATTTTGACCCTAATAAAACCCCAAGCATTTTGTCGGGGCTTTTAACAACTAATAGCACTGGTTCAGTTACTCCTAGGTTGCGTATGGACAGCATTTTTGCTGGTGGTTTTAACGCTTCGTTTACTGTTACAAGTTATTTAGCTATTGAATGTTATATAAGCAGATCATCATTTTTTGGCCCTTATTTCGCTTTTGGTGATTCACCAGGAACAACAACAACAAGAACAGTTACTTGTTTTTATGTAGGCCCTAATTGCACAACGCATCATTTTACCGATACCTTTATACAAAATTACAGGTCGGCTATAGAATTAAACAATGCTTTTGCTAATAAAATAACTAGATGTACATTAGAAAATAATTTTATCGCTGTTCTTTGTAGGTCTACCGTAGGCGCTCCCGGAAATGCTCTTGCGAATACGATTAAAGATTGTTATTTTGAAACAAATTTATATAGTCTTGGCGGCGCTGCTTTAGCGGCAGATTACACAGATATAACCAACTCAGCTAAATGGGGAAATATTGTTTTTGTTGATGGCTACATGGATAATTCAAAAGTGTATGGCGGCTCAAATATTTATAACGAGCCGTGTTTAACTTTTGGTAATGTTACTGTTAGTTTTGGGGCCAATATAGCAAGAACACTTCAGTTATCTTTTATCCCTAGACAAAAAGGAATAAGTCATTCTGATAATCAATTTGATTCTTATTTAAATACTGATTCAACGCCCACGGCTTCTACTTACGGAAATATCGGTATCCAAATGGGATACCCAAAAGATATTAACAACAGTTCTTATGATAAAACATTTAGAATTGAACCAATTGCTCCACCAAGCGGTCTTACAAGCCATGCTTCTTGGTCGGTTGTAGGCAATTCAGAATTTAACAACACAGACCCAGTTAATGATTCTTGGGATGATACCTACTCTGTTACACGTTTTAGAATCAATGGTGGTAATGCGTATCTTTCAGGCGGCGGTGCTTACAACACTAGCGGCGCTGACTATGCTGAAATGTTTGAATGGTCTGATGGTAATCCTAATGCTGAAAACAGAACTGGCAAATTAGTCTACTTATTGGGCGATAAAGTTACTTTAATTCCTAACGGCGATCCAATAGGCGTTGTATCTGCTACAGCTAGTGTTGTTGGCAACAACTGGTCAGAACAATGGTCGGGTCGCTGGCTAACAGATGACCTTGGTCAACCAATTATTGATGAAGATGGATGTCAAGTTATCAATCCAGATTACGACCCAGAACAGCAATATGTCCCCCGCAATGAGCGCAAAGAGTGGGCGGTTGTTGGCCTTGTTGGACGACTTCGGGTTTTTAATGGACAACCTTTGCCACAGACTTGGATCAAGTTACGCAACATTAGCGAAAGCGTCGCTGAATATCTTGTTAAATAAACACACAAACGGAGGTTTTATGGAAATTCAAAAAGTAATCTTAAACTCAATAAGAGTTGAAAGAAATAATCTTTTAAAACAAAGTGATTGGACTCAGTTGCCTGATTCGCCATTGGCGCAAGAAGAAAAAACTGCATGGAAAAATTACAGGCAACAATTGCGTGATCTTACAAAAACAATAGATATTTCAAGCGTTAATTATTGGAATGATGACGTAATAAATTCTATTTATCCTAAAAAACCAAATTAAAATTCTTCTTTTTTAATAGTTGCAAACACATTAAAAGGTAAAAATTATGTCTACCAATTCACAAATCGCATTTGCACCCCTTGGTCAAACAGTTGTTATCCCTGCTGCGGCTTCTGCCCCTACTGGAGTTCAGGCTCTTGTTGATTCACGCTTTGATGGGCAAGGCACAGGCCAATATCGTATCGTCAACATCAGCGCTAACACGGTGTTTCTAGGCGTTGGAAGCACGGCTGCAATCGCTACAGCAAACGCTGTTGCGCCCACTGCTGGCTCACCTACTGCCGCTATCGTCTTAGCGCCTGGTGCTGTTGAAGTTTTACGCTTTCAGCGTGAGTCATTCTTTAGCGGCTTGGCTTCTAGCTCCTCTACGGTCTATATCGTTCAGGGCGAGGGCATTTAATGCTTGAGGATACCGAGACACGGTTGGCGGTTCATGAGGCGGTTTGTGCTGAGAGGTACACCGCCATTGAGAAGTCGTTTGAGTCAGGTTCACAGCGCATGACCCGCATTGAGTATTTGCTTTATGTGGTGATTGCGGCTGTGTTGCTCGGGCCAGGCTTTGCTGGCGAGTTGGTCAAAAAAATCATAGGCTTGTGAGCAATGGATGCTTTGGCTTCTTTTGCCACTGTTTCTGTTAACAGGAACTTCAGAAAAGGTCGAATACCGTTGTGTGAGGTGGGCGTGGACAGGTGACGTTTACAACCGCAAGGTTGTTTGCCTTGAATGGGTAAAGGTTGTACGGAAATGATAGACCCAATTACAGCGCTAGAAGGGCTACAAACCGCCATAGGGCTTGTTAAAAAAGCCAGTAAGGTCGCCAATGATCTAGCAGGCTTAACGCCCATGATCGCCAAAATGTTCGATGCTAAGAGCGTTGCAACAAAGGCGATGCTTGAAGCCAAACGATCTGGCAACAAGTCAAACCTTGGCACAGCCTTACAGATTGAGATGGCGCTTGATGAGGCCAAGCGCTTTGAAGCCGAATTAATGTTGCTGTTTCAGGCTACTGGTCGTGCTGATGTGTGGCAGAAGATTAAACAGCGCCAACAGCAGATGGATATTGAGGATGCTCATTTAGCCAGACAAGCAAAGGCAGAAGATAAAAAGCGCAAAGAAGAAGAAGAAGAATACATGGCGTGGGCGGTTGGGGTTGTTGTGATTGTGATGCTCTTAGGCGCAGTTGGTTGGGGCATTGCTGAGATACAAGATTTGTGCGCCAAGACAAGGTGTGGTCGGTGAATGAGTACCAGAAACAGTTTGACCTATTTCTCAAAGTGTTTGTCAGGCTGTGCGTGGCTTGGTGGGTACTTGGCCTGCTCCAGTATCTGCCTGATGAACTGGCAGGGAAAATCGTAGATAAACTACTTGGAATGATTGGTCTATGAGTGACGAAAAGCCATCAGACGTATTGAGCAAGGTGCTGTCCTATGTGGATAGCCCGTTCAAGCTGTTTGCGCTGATACTGATG